CCGTCTACGACATGGTGGAGGGCCACATCGAGGAACGTATCCTTGATGCCCGGGGCCGTTTGGTTCACTGGCGCGTGATGACATGGGTGAGCCCGGCCGCCTATGTGGCATGGCTCCGGGATCATCTGCTGGTGAATGTGGTCACCCACCGTCTTAGGGTTCACGCCAACCCCAAGACCGTGGTGCGCCGCACAGGTCCATGGCGCTATCTCCGCGATCACGATGTCGGCGACCTATTCGGCCTGCTCGACCAGTGGGTCCGAACATGCGACGCCCGTGGCATACGTTTTCACGACCCTGATGGCCATACCGCCTAACAGAGAGTAGCGCCCATGCCTGACCTCGGTCCTCTGTTTGCCGCCGCCGAACAGGCCGCTGCCGCCGGTATTCGGGACGCGGTGGATCATGCCAATCGTGTCGAACCCAACTGGAGCGAGCAGGCCCTTGCGGCGCTCCGCGCCTTTGCGCTCCAACACCCCGAACCGTTTACCATCGAAGCGGCACGCGCCGCCATGGATACCCTCCCCCTGCCACCGGACCTGCGGGCGTGGGGGGCGGTCACTCAGCGCGCCATTCGGCTGGGGATTGTCCGCCGGACCGGGACATTCGCCCGGCGGGCCGCGAGTCATAACAGTCCGACGATGTTGTACGTCAGGGGGACTCTCCGGGAGGAATAAATGTGCAAGGTCTGTGATGCCAAGCGGCAGGAAGAACTCCCCGAACTGCTCCGCTGGCTGGACGGCCGGAACGCCGTGTTGTTAGGCAGCGGCGACAAGAGCCACCGCCGCGAAGTCGTGGCGTGGGAGACGCTGGATCGGACCATCAAGCGGCTGCTGCTCGACTTCGCCCGCACGCTGAGTGCGGCGGTCGAGCGGGCGGACCTGCTGGAAGGCTTCCTGACCAACGCCGTGGCGCAGGTGATCGCGGCCAAGGGGCAGATCGTCCAACTGGATCTGAACACACCCGAGGGACAGGCGGAGCTTCAGCGGATCATCAAGCGGAATCTCGGTACCTGAATGGACCCGCTGGATCAGCCGCCGGACACCTGCCCCCGCTGTGGCCGCGACAACCGCTCGACTCCCTTTGACGGCCAGAGCGGATGGCACCGCATGCGGCTGACGGTCGAAGGCCCGGCCTGCCAGTGCGGGAACTGCGGGTTCGTCGTCCCCCTGACGGTTGAACTGCCACCCCCACGACTGCGGAGGCCCCGATGACCAGACTAGCGATTCTTGGGCTCTGGCTGGCCCTAGGAGCGGCGATCCTCGGTTCCTGCACCGTCCGGGTGCTGGGACCAAGCTGCCGGGTATTCTACGCCGACACGGCCCACACCCGGCCGGACAGCACCATCTGCACGGCCCCCTGACCCTCTCACCCGAGTCATACCCCCCTGACATGAGCCACAACCAGCGCGCCCGGGAGGGCTTCCAGCGCCGCCTGCTGGCCCTCCAGCGGGCTGGCGCCCCGGTGTGGTGGCTCAAGACTCATGGCGGCCCGTTCCAGCGGGCTGGGGTGCCGGACTTCATCGGGGTGGCTCGGGGTCGTGGTTTCGCCATCGAATTCAAGGGACCGGGCGACGAGATATCCCCAGCCCAAGAACTCGAACTCGACAAGCTCGATGCCGCCGGAGCACAGGTCTTGGTCACTGGGTCGGTCGAGGAAGCGATGGCGAAGATTACAACGCTCCTGTTAAAGAGTTAGTTAGTCTCATTGATACGGGATTCAGTGATCTTGCTGACTGGCTTGCGGTTGCCTACAGGTCGCCTAACGGAAGAACTGTCAAGCCCGATAGCATTTTGATTGGGGCACAACGACTTAACAGCAGGTGACTCATGAGAACGCAAGTCGTACAGACTCACCCGACAGCCGATGGAAGGTACTGGCTTTTTTACTGCAAGGTTTGTGGGAAGCGTCATTATGTCGAGCCAACCAAGAAACCCAATGTGATAGCTGTGGCCAACCTGATGTGCCACAACTGGATCGTACCATTTCATCTTCTGCCGCCACGAGTCGAGAAGCGACGCTACAGGGTCAACAGGGTCAAAAGGTCGAGAAGCTAGGTGTTTTGACCCTTAGTGCTTGGGGCACAACGAGTTCATAACAGGTACTAGGGTTCTTATACATCTAATATGAGAGAGATATATATAGATAAAGAATATAGAGAGAAAAAGATTAGGAAGTACATGCATTTTTTCTTCCCAATAAAAAAGGTTTTGGCGAAACCCTTATACCTGTAGGAGAAATGGGCCTAAGTCGTTGCGGTTGTTGACCTACAGGTCTAGATCGTCCTCGGGACACCTTTTTGACCTGTTGGAAGCTGGTTTCAGGGTTCTTGGAACCTTGAAACCTCGCCGCGCCATCTCATCCGGGCGGTCGTGTCTCCACGGTCGAAGCGGCTGGCGGCCAGATGCGTTGAGGGGTAGATTCGTTGAATCTTTTTCCCATGGATACCTGAATGCCCATGACGCCGAAGCCGGAAGGTCGCCCCATCGTGGAGGCGGACTACTGGTCGAAGTTCCGGATGCCCTGTGGAGCGGAGGTTGACGTGCCCATCAGTGATGTGTTAGGCATCCGCTACCTGAACCTGTACAAGCAGCGGGCCGCCTGTGACATCACCAAGCTGCGACGGTATATCGAGTCGGCCCCGGACGAGCGGACCAAGGCGCAGCGGCGCAACGGCTGGATGAACGAGCAGGGCGCGGTGTACGATGTGCTGCTCAAGGACTACCGGCATGTGGTGCAGCACTTCAAGGGCCGGGGTTTCCTGTTCAGCCCGCGCAAGGTCGCGGACATGGACTCCCCGCCCTACGGGATCACGCCGCATCAGATCACGCACATCGAGCAATGTCCCGCGTGTCAGGCGGCCTTGGACCGGCGGACTTCGGGAGCGAAGGCCAACGTCTACTGGGAGGATGTGGCTGCCGCACAGGAAGCCGCCCGGGTCGAGATTCAGCAGGACTTCGCGGCGCGGGAGGAGCGGGCGCTGCGGCAGGAAGCGACCGAGCGCCGACGCGGCCTGAGCGAAGAAGTGATTGGCCAGAACAAGCAGTGGCGCATGAACCGGGCGGTGCGTATTCGGGATCGGGAACTGGCGCAACTGGAGCGCAAGATCGCCTTCGTCAACAACCGGCGGCAACGTGCCTGACAACTCCTTTCCTCCCGACCCCTATGAGGGGACCAGCCGGGTCGTGCCCCCGGAGCCGTTCGATGTGTTCGCCTTGGCCCGCGACTTCTACCGGCAGCGCATCCGGGCCGACCCGACCCCGGGGACGCCGCCCGACTTCCTCGCGCTGGCCGGGCGGCCGGAGACGCTGGCCGCCTTCTGCGATATCCTGCACCGGATGCCCGGGGCCACCGATCCGGACCGGCTGGCCAGTCTGGTGGACGCCTGCACCCGCTATGGCATCGGGACCGACCCCGCCCTACTGGTGGACAGCGAGCCGTTGCCCTAGATTGTTAGGGTCGTTGGCCCTAACAATCGAGGATACCGTGCCCCCTGTGACGATGCCGACGCCCCGCAAGCGGCGCAAGAACAAGACCCTGCCCCCCGGGCTGGTGCGGGTGGATCAGCCCAGCACCCGCACCCACGGCTATGTGGCCCGGGTCGCCCATCGCTGGCTGCCCCGGACCCGGACCCACGCCCAAGGCTGGCGGCCCCGGTTCAAGGGGTACTTCGGGGACCACACCTACGGGAGCAAGACCAAGGCGCTGGCGGCGGCCAAGGCGTGGTTGAAGTACGTGGCCAAGCACGGTCGGCCAAAGCCCTAGGCGCCCCGCTCCCGGGCCACGACCCCGGCAGGCCACTTCCACCGGCCTGCCGGGGTCGTGGCTTGTCTGGGGGGCGGCCAGCCCCTATATCTGAGACATGACGAGCCCGGACCCTCTGCTCCCCAGTCCGCTGGAACCGGATGCCCGTTTCGCCGCCGAAAGGGGGCCGGACGGCATCACGTTCCGGGGGATGTCGAGCCGCGAGGTTCATGCCTTCCGGCGGGTGCCGCTCCGCAGTGAGGAGGAACTGGCGGCCCTGCTCCAGAATGCCGTGGCGTACGATTCCGTGGAGGCGCTGGCCGGGACGGGGATGCCCCAAGCCGAGATCGCCCTGCACCTGCGGGTCACGGTCCAGTTTTTACGGGACAATTTTTCGGCCCAACTGGATCGCGGCGCCAGCTTCGGCCGCCAGAGCCTCCGCATGGCGCAACTGCGGGTCGCCGACGCGGGCAATGTCCCGATGCTCATTCATCTGGGGAAGGTGTTGTTAGGCCAGTCGGACGCGCATCTCAAGGCGCAGTTGGACCGGGAGCAGGCGACCCTGCCCGCCAGCCCCACCGGCACCCCGGCTCCGGCCGCCAGTTTGCAGGAAGCCGGGGTGCAGGTGGTGCGCTACCGGATTCCGGAGAACAACCGCTAACAAGGAGCCTGCCGTGGGCCACCCCGACTCAGACCGCGTGCTGCACAACTGCTTGGGCTGGCTGCCGACCGTGAGCCAGCAGCCGAACATCCGCATTGGTGTGACCAGCAAGAAAGCCCTGAAGATCGACGGATTCACCCTGTACCGGGACGGCGGACGCATCGCCGTCGCGGCAGCCGAGCCCGCCTTCACCGCCACGACCCACGACATCGCCGACCCGGACGCGAACGGCCGCGAGGCCATCTATCTGGTGCTGGTGAGCCGGGCCGGGGCAGTCACCATCGTCAAGGGCGGGGATGCGGTGCTCGGGGCCGGGGTGGACCCGGCGATCACCGCCGACTGTGTGGCCATCGCCCGGGTGAAGATCAACCACAACGGCACCCAGATTTTCGACGCCACGACGGACGATCTGGACGCGGCGCACCTGACCGTGGTGTATCAGGACATGGCGGAAGCACTGGACGTGGCGTCCGGTGGCATGGATCGCTATTCCACCTGAACCGGGAGGCCGCAATGCCGTTAGCCATCAGCAGGGCCGCCGGGCCGCGATTCCTGAATGGACGGCGGCCCAGTCTGGATGTTCGCGACTGGCGCTTCCCGATGCGCCGGGCCACCAAGGGGCTGGGGTGCGGCGGCAGCGTCGTCGTCCCCATCGTGGGCAAGACGTGGGAAGCCGGGCCGCTCTTGGATCAGGGGATGACGCCCCAGTGCGTGGCGTTCGCATGGGCCGGGTGGCTCGGCTGCCTGCCGCTCCGGACCCTCGTGCCCTCTCCCAGCTTCGAGGACGCCCTGTATCATCGCGCCCAGCAACTCGATGAATGGCCGGGGGAGGACTATGACGGCACCAGCGTCCGGGGCGGCGCCAAGGCGCTGGCGGAACTGGGGCACATCAAGGACTACACATGGGCGGCGCTGGAGCAGGAGTTGTGGAACTACATCGCCAGCACCGGGCCGGTGGTGATCGGGGTCAACTGGTACGACGGGATGATGGACCCGGACAGCAACGGCTACCTGAACCTGACCGGCTATGTCGCGGGCGGGCACTCCACGTTCCTGCGGGGCGCGGGGACCGATTACCTGATGCGGAACTCGTGGGGGCGCTGGGGCCTGAACGGGGATGGAGACGCCTTGATCCGCCGCCCGGACATGGCACGTCTGTTAGGCGAGGACGGCGAAGCCTGTACCGGGTCGGAAATTCTGGTCGCAGCCTGAACACAGGAGACAGCATGGGTACGTTTCTCATCACGATCCAAGCGACCGGCGGGCATGGCTGTCAGCGGGACAAGGGGGACGGCAGCCTGCTTGATCTGTGCGGCGACCCCCGGTGCCCGGATTGCATGGCCCGGGCCTGCCTGACACAACTGAAGGGCATCGGCTGCGCCATCGAGTCGGCGACCCTGACCCACTGGCCGGGGACACCGCAGCAGGTGGTCGATGACCTTAAGACCGGGGTCCGGCACGGCAGCTTCACCGGGGGGAAGGCGTACCCGGTCAAGTCGCCCCGGGGGACCACCAAGTTCGAGCCACCGGCATCATTGCCGGGAGACTGAGTGCCGGAGGTACTGGAGATCGGCCCGCAGGAAATCGAGAACGGCCAGCATCCGCAGCAGCGGGCGATGGCCTGTGGCGCCGACATCCTGTTCTACGGCGGCGAAGCGGGCGGCGGCAAAACCACAGTCCTGATTCTGGAGCCGATCCGTCATGCGGACAATCCACTGTTCACGGCGGTCTGCTTCCGGCGGACCCAGCCGCAGTTGCGCAACCCGGGCGGGCTCTGGTCGGAAACGCTCAAGTTCTATCGGCCCTACGGAGCGACGCCGAACGAGACTCGGCTGGAATGGCGATTCCCCAGCGGCGCTCTGCTCAAGCTGGGGGCCGTCCAGTATGACGCTGACGTGGCTGATTGGCATGGCTCGCAGATTTGCCTGCTGGAGTTCGACCAAGTAGAGCAGTTCAGTGCCCACCAGTTTTTCATGCTGCTGTCCCGGAACCGTTCGACCTGCGGCGTCAAGCCGTACGTCCGCTGTTCCTGTAACCCGGACGCCGACAGTTGGGTGGCCGGGTTTCTCGCATGGTGGATCGGCGACGACGGGTATCCGGTCCCCGCCCGGGATGGGGTCTGGCGCTGGTTCATCCGCTTGAATGACGACATTGTATGGGCCGACTCGTGGGAGGAACTGTTCCAGCGGTATCCCGATCTGGTGGCGACCCCGGGCGTCCGGGACGAGATCGGCAAGCTGATTCCCCTGTCGGTCACGTTCATCGCGGCCAGCGTCTATGACAACACGATTCTGTTGCGCCAGAATCCGGAGTATCTGGCCAACCTGATGGCGCTGACCACGGTGGAACGGGAACGTCTGTTAGGCAAGCCCGGCCGCCGGGGCGGGAACTGGAAGATTCGCCCGGCCGCCGGACTCATCTTCAATACCGCCCACTTCACGGTGCTCGACTACTATCCCACGGACATCGTGTCCAAGGTTCGCTACTGGGACAAGGCGGGGACGGCCGCCCAAGACACCACGAGCAAACGGGCGCACACGGCGGGAGTGCTGCTGGGGAAGCGGCGCAACGGCAAGTACGTGGTGCTGGACGTGCAGCGGGGGCAGTGGTCGGCGTGGGACCGGGAGCGGAACATTCTGGAGACGGCGGTCAGCGATGGCAAAGGGGTACCCATCTGGGTCGAGCAGGAGCCGGGCAGCGGCGGGAAGGAAAGCGCCGAAGCCACGGTCCGGATGCTGGCGGGCTGGGAAATCCGCATCGACCGGGTGACCGACCCCAAGAGTGTGCGGGCCAACGCATGGGCCAGCCAGACCCAAGCCGGAAACGTGGAAGCCGTGCGGGGGCCATGGCTCCGCGCCTACCTTGACGAACACCATGCGTTTGACCCAAGTTCGACTACCAGCCCCAAGGATCAGGTGGACGCTTCCAGTGGCGCTTTTCTAAAACTGTCAGCGGCGGTGCCGTGGCAGACCAACAAGGTGGTTACTGCCTAACAGGAGCACCCCATGCCTGCGTCTCCCGAGTTGCAGCGCGCCAAGTTCATCACGGAACATACCAGCGTCGGCAAGCCGGATACGTCAGCAGTCACGGTCAAGGTGTCGGACCAGCCGGACACCTATGCGCCGGAGTATCTGGCCATGCAGCCGGATTGGGAACTGATGACGGATGTGATGTCCGGCACCCGGCACGTCCGGATGAAACGGGAGAAGTACCTGCCGAAGTCTCCGGCGGAAAACATGCAGGAGTACGAGGACCGGCTGGTACGGTCCGAGTTCTTCAATGGCACGGAACGGACGCTCGATGGTTTGGTCGGGATGGCGTTCCGGCGTGACCCGGTGCTGGAAGATGATGTGCCGCCGGAACTGGATGTGGCGTGGGAAGATATCGACTTGGCCGGAAGCCACGGGGACGTGTTCGCCGCTGAGGCGTTCGCGGACGGGCTGACCTACGGCCATGTCGGCATCTTTGTTGATGCGCCTGACACGGGCGGACGAGTCTATGATCTGGTGACCGAAGCGGAACTGGGCATCCGGCCCTATTGGTGCAAGATCAAGCCGGACCAGATCGTGAACTGGCGGTTCAGCCGCATCGGCGGCAAGATGGTGCTGACACAACTGGTCTTGAGATTCTGTACGCAGGTACCGGACGGGGTGTTCGGGTCCAAGGACGTGGAGGAGTTCCGGGTCTACCGGCGGCTGGAGCGCATGGCCTATGATGCCGCCTATCAGGAGGCAGCGGACTATCGGCCCGGGAATTCCAGCAGCGTGGTGACGTGGGAAGTGTGGGAACGCACCACGCAGGCGGCGGCGCTGACCATGAACCGGTCCGGCGTGCTGACAAGTCAGGTGGACATTCCGTTCGCTCTCGCCATCATGGGTCGGAAGAAGGGTCTGCTGTTTACCCGCCCGCCCCTGCTGGACCTTGCCTATACCAACATCGCGCACTATCGGGTCCAGTCCGACCATCGGTACTCGCTGCATAAGGCCAGCGTGCCTCTGCTGGTGTTCAAGAACCGCACCAAGAGCGAGGGCAGTGAAGTGGTCATCGGGCCGAATGTCGGCATCGACGTGGGGCCTGATGGGGATGTGAAGTACGTGGAGCACGCGGGCAGCGCACTGGGGCAGACCCGGCAGGAGATGCGGGACTTGGAAATGCGGATGCGGACACTGGGGCTCACCATGCTGCAACCGGGCGGCGGATGGAGCGGTCGGGGCAGGATTCAGCACTGGCGCGTGGCGTTCGGGCGTTTCAGGATTGCATCGAGCAGTGCGGGAAGTTTCACATGCAGTATTACAACAAGGACACGGGCGGCTCGATCACCTTCAATCGCGACTTCGAGGATTTGACGTTCGACGCCACGATGATCGCGACTCTCTCCAATCTGGAAGTCGCCAACCAAATCTCGCTCGATACTCTGTGGGACATGCTGGAAGCCGGGGAAATTCTTCCGGCCACGTTCGACCGGGATATCGAACGGGTGCGGTTGCTGTCAAAGATGATGGACCAGCAGCGTCAGGCGGAAAGCCTCATGGGAGGCAGTCAGACCGCGACTGACGGGACTGGGACAGGCAGTCAACCGGCATGACCACGCCGATCAGGGTGGTGCGGGTCCAGCAGAAAACAGCGACCCCGGAGGAGCAGGAAGGGCTCCGGCGGGCACAGGAGATCGCGTTCGGGCACGGGGTCGGGTCAGCCTTGCTCGACATCGAGGCGGCCGTCCATGAAGCGCATCTGGCGGCCCTTGGCTGGGACTTGCTGGAAGCGGCTGAGCAGCGACATCTGATTGCCGGGATTCTTAGGGTTACCCCTACGGCGACGGCCGTGGAAGTTGCGCAGAGTATCAAGGGGGCCTTGCAGGGGACCAACCGGTTCCGGGGATTCCTGCCTTCGACGTTTCTCCATCGAAAAACCGGGGTGATGCTGGTCCCGCAACCCAGTGCGCTTGATCTGGGGAAACTGGCGCGGGCCACGGCAACGGTGGCGGCGGGCGGGGAAGCTGCTCTCCCGGCGCAGGACGTGATCCGCCGATACACGCTGGAGAACACCAGCGCCTTACAACAGTTCGGCAACCAGATGCAACAGCAGGTAGTTGGGTTGTTGCAGCAGGGATTCCGGAACGTACAGGCGGAAGTGGTGCAGCGGTTCGGCGCGGGGACGATGACTCCGGCCATGGCCAACCGGCTGACGGGGTTTACTCAGCGGGCGGCTCAGATGCTCGATAGCACGTACAAGAACATCGCCAAGGACATGGCCAAGCAGATGGCCGGGCTGGCGGTGGTCGAGAGCGGCTATGCGGAAAAACTGTTGCAGACAGTCGCCGGGCTGGCGACCGTGGAGATGCGGACGACCCGCCTGACACAAGCCCAAATCAAGGCCATCGTGGACTTTCCGGTCCATGGGGCGAAGGCCGGGGAGTGGTGGGAGAAGCAGGGGGCGGATGCGGCGTTTGCGGTCCGGAATCAGGTCCAGCAGGGCTTGCTGCGGGGTGAGACGACTCAGCAGATCATGCAGCGGTTGCAGCAGACCGAGGATATTTCCCGGCGGAAGGCGCAACTCCTGACGCGGACCAGCGTGACGGCAGTGCAGAATCAAGCCCAGTTCGAGGTACTGGCGGCACAGGGGAAAGATGTCACCGCAGAGTATGAGTACGTGGCGACACTCGATGCCCGGACCAGTCCCCAGTGTCGGGCGCTCGATGGTCAGCGATTCAGTTATGACGATCCCAAGGCGCCGCGTCCGCCCCTGCATCCGAATTGCCGTTCCACCATCGTGCCGGTGGTGAACTGGGATGCCCTGTTAGGCGAGGCGACCGATGTGACGCAACTGGCGCCGACCACCCGGGCGGCCATGGGCGGACCCACCAGTGCCAAGACCTACTCGGACTGGCTCAAGCAGCAACCGGCGGCGATCCAGAATTCCATCTTGGGACCGACCCGGGGTGCCTTGTTCCGGTCCGGGAAGGCGTCGCTGGCCGATTTGATCGGCACCGATGGCCGTCAACTGACGCTCAAGCAACTGGAAGCGAAGTTAGGCACGTTGCCCACGGCACGCCCGGCAGCGGTTCCGGCCACCCCCGCCGTGGAGACGCCGGTCGTGGCGGCGGTAGTCACGCCAGTGGAGGTTGCGGAAGCGCAGGAGTTCGAATCGGTGCTGGCGGAGAAGTTGGCGACCCGGGCGGACTATGAACTGACGTTCGACGCCAAGGAATGGACCGATCTATCGGTACCCGCGAGGCGGGAAAAGTTTCTGGGGAAGTCGGTGGCGGCGCGGAAGGCCATGGCGGACCCGTTGAACAGCATCGACGCGGCGGGGGACAGTTTCCGGGGACGGGTGCGGAAGGCGCTGGAGATCATGGCGACGGATACCACGGCGGCATACCCGGAAGAAATGTTGCAAAGCTGGGATCGCTGGGAGGGGGTGCGGCGCACTGGAGAAGTCCCCTTGAAGGGGGGACGCTCCGCTCCGGCCACCTTGATGTGGTTGGACAACGCGTTAGGTAGGCGAGTCGATGCCTATGAAGCGGCGGGGTTCATCGGCAACAGAGCGCGAAATGCCATCAAGGATTTCACCCTAAGTACCGTTTCCAAGATGCGGTCGCTGGGATTGAGTGAGGGCTTGATCGCCCGGTACACCGTGGAACAGACGGATGCGCTCTTGGTACAGGAAGCGGAAGCCGTCGCTCGTTCGTTAGGCGATCACGGTATTCGACACCTGCAAGGCGACTATGATCTGGCGCGAAGTATTCTGGATGAACAGTCCGGAACGTTTGCCCATGCGGCCAAGCTGCCGTTCGGGAAGGAGCCGCTGGCGCCGCACGAGGATATGGTGCTGCGGACAGCGGCCAGCTTCCACGACATCGGCTACCTGACGCCCACGGCGCGCATCTTTCTGGATGACGGACATCCGGACTGGGGCGCGGTGTACTTCGAGGAAAACGTGCTGCCCAGACTGAAAAGCTCTGCGCAGGGCGGGACCGATTTGCGTTTCCTTGAATGGTTAGGTGGACAGGCTCCTACCATGATGCGGACGCACGATAGTCCGATCATCGACTGGGGACTTGGAAGGAATATCGGAGTACCGGGTGGTCGGGCGTTGTGGGAGTTTGTGTCAGATGCCCGGGAGAAGTCCCTGCTGTCCGCGTTCCGGGTTGCCGACAACATGCAACTCTGGCAAAAGGAAAAGCTGCCCGCGTTCATGGAGTTTCTGGGGGTGCCCGGCCGGGAAGTGGTCGAGCGACTGGCGGCGGGACAGTTGACCGAGGAACAGGCGCGGGACCGGCTGCACCAGATGGTGGCGACCCGAGCGGCCGAACTGGATACACCAGTCGGGTACATGCACCGCCTGAATCTGGCGATTGATGAAGTGACGACCGTATTCCCCAAATTCATCGACGGCATGTACGATGGGGCTTTCCGGGAAGTCTCATGGGATGGTGACGTGGTGGCGTTCACGTTCGACCGGTTCAAGGTTACCCGCTTGCCGCAAGTCGCCCAGTTAGGCTACAAGCAGTGGGTCAAGATGGCGGAGACGTACGGGCTGTCGGAGGAAGCGGCACTGACCATGCTCAAGAACGATTATGCAGCGTTGCGTGATCCGGCGACCGGGAAAATCATCATGGAGTTTGATATCCGGACTATCGAGCCTTCGGCTATCGCGGAAGCCGTGGGAGGCCAAGTACCGGAGCCGACCGGCCCACCGGTCATTCCGCCTGCCCGGGCCTTGACGGAACCTTTTGTGGCGGACGATGCCGTGAATTTGCCGACGCCGCAATGGGCGAATCGGCGCCAACTGCCTGACAACATCAAATCGTTGGATGATCTGCTGACGAACGTTAAAGCGTTGAAGATTCAAACGCCCGTGGACTTTGTGGAAAGTGTGTTGTCGCTGCCGGGCACTCCCTCTAACATTGAAACAGTCCGGTTTAATGTCCGGGAACCGGGATGGAATCCTTTCACGGGTGGGACATTGGCGTGGTACAATCCGATGGAGCGGTCGATGAATTTCACGCCGCAGTCCACCCGGGCGATCAAGCGACTGGTGACTTTTGGAGAAAAGAGCGACGATGTATGGGGTGGGGTGTCGTTGACGATGCACGAAATCAACCATTCGCGGAATCCCGTGGGTGTTGGAGGCGATCCGGGTCCATTGTTAGGTGGTGACCCCATGAAGGATTGGGGGACGTGGTGGGAGGAAGGGGCGAATCACTACAAGACCTTGACGGAAGTCAACCCAGCCTTTGGGCATCCGCCGCTGTGGCAGCCAGAATACCCGGCTGCTTATCTCCATGAAACGCAGGCGATGGCGGATGTAGTCAGCCTTGGGGTCAATCTGGATGAGTTCCGGAGCCTGCCGACCACAGTGGAACGGATCGCCATGATAAACCGGACAGCCCGGGAAGAATTGTCTACGTTGTTGGATACCAAATTGAAGGAGGAGATACCGGATATTCTAGACCGGTTCGAGAAACTGGCGGCGGGGCCGATGCAGGCTTTTCAACGGCGGGTATCGCCTCCGCCGCCCGGGGACAATGCTCGGGAGGGAGAAGCGTTCCAAAAAGTCTACGCCAATATTCTACGGGTTCAACAGAACGAGCAACTGTTGCGGGATGCCAGCGAAGCATGGCATTTCTTGCTTCAGGTCCGTCCGCTGGCGTGGTGGCGGTCGGCGACGGCAGAGGGCATGCGGGCGGCGCTGGACCATGCATTCCAAGGGGCGGTAACGTATTGAGATGGCGCCCGGTGACCGAACAGCACATACTAGAGGCATCATGACACGCGACGAGTACCGGGTCTGGCATCAACGGGTGAGCGAAGCGGACAGCATTGACGCTCTGCTGGCCTTGCAGAAGAAAGTGCTGGCGCTCCCCAAGAGTGGGGAGCAACTGACGCTATTGGTGGGGATCAACAAGGCGCGGGTAGAACTGCCATTGCGGAAGTACAGCCGCACTTAAAACTGGGGGGCCTATGTCGGACCTGTCTAACTACCTTGAAACCAAGCTGTACGACCACGTACTGCGGAACACGGCCTACACCAGTCCGACAACGGTGTACGTGGCGCTCTATACGGCGGTGACCGACGCGGAGGCGGGCACCGGGACCGAGGTTTCCACGGCTGGTACCGCCTACGCCCGGCAGTCAGTGGCCTTCGGCGTGTCGAGCGATGGGGCAGGGTCCAACTCGGCCCTCATCACGTTCCCCACGGCAACCGCTGCATGGGGTACCGTGTCGCATGCGGGCCTGAACGACAACGGGACCGCTGGGGCGGGCAACGCCCTGAGCATCATCAAGGCGCTGACCGGCGGGTCCAAGGTCGTGAACAGCGGAGACATTTTCCGGTTTCCGGCAGGCAACATCACGTTCAGCTTCGCCTGAACGATGGCGGTTATCGACCTTGGTTCCCGCAGCGTTCCGCCGGGGGAACGCATCGTCGGGCCGTTCCGTCTAGCCGCAGCGGCCCGATGGCGGTCGATTGCCTTCCGGTTCGATGCCAGTGACCTGATCGCCAGTGGAGGCGATTGCGTCGTTGGCATCTACTACCGTCCTGTCTCCACGGACCCGTGGCAGATCGTCGTTGAAGCACACTTCATTGGTGTTCCTTCGTTTGATCGGCATGGTAATCCCGTGACTCAATGGGGCTTCAACTGGAGCCCGTCGTCCGTGGACCCGGATCGCGACGATCTGGACCCGCAGTGGGGACTGCGAGTCGTGAATCAGGCGCAGTGGACGATGCCCAGCGCGACCATCGAGGTCACCTGACATGGGCTATGTCAACGGCGCGGCGGCGGCCTCAGTCGGAGCGGCGAGCAGTCTCAGCTACTCGCACTCGCTGAGCGCGGGGAGCAATCGGACCGTTGTGGTGAGTATGTCATCGTGGCGAGACAATGCCACGTCCACACTGAGCAGCATCACCTATGACGGGCAGACCTGCACCATCGACCGGGACCAGAACTTTGTCACCAGCTCGCAGGTCTATCGGGCCGCCATCAGTCACCTGCCAGATGCCAGCCTGTCGGGCAGTGGCTCCAAGACCGTCGTGGTCACGATGGGCCAGAGCACCGATGAGATCGCGTCCACGGTGCAGGCTTATGATGGCATCGACCAGTCCACCGGGCCGGTGCGCTCCGGCTCTCCGAATGGTAACAACACCGCGAACGAGACTGAGGCGAATCGAACGGCTTCCATCACCTGTCAGAGCGGCGATCTAGTAATCGCGTGTATCCAGTGCTGGGACGACACCAACGACGGCTCCCGCACGATGAACGGGCAGATTCGCCAGCAGGCGAACGGCAGCGACAGCGATCAAACTAACTGCTGGAGCAATGAGGAGACTTCGACGGGAACCTCCGTCACAGTTAGTTCTAACTTCTGCACCTGCATTGCCGGACTGGCACTGGTGCCCTCCGGTGGGGCGACGCTCGAACAGGAAGGCTTCCGCTGGTACAACGATGACGAGGACGAGAATAGCTCGACCCCGGCGGCCGATCAGGATGCGGACATCACGGCTCCAGCGGAAGCGGTGCGACGCCTTCGCATGATCGTTAACGCGACGGGCGATCCTGACACACAACAGTACAAGCTCCAGTTCCGCAAGGTTGGCGATTCGACGTGGCAAACGGTTCAATGAGGTAGCCCATGGCACACATCCAGCGGGACCGGGTGAAGGAATCGACCACCACGACGGGG